GCTGGTTCTCAGATTGGGAGTCTTACAATAGCTCAGTTCTTAGAACTGAGCACTCCATTTCCTGAAAAAGAGATGGCGATGATTAGTTTTCCTCTATCATTCAAAAACCATCGAAATATCTTAAACTGCTTCGTCAGTGAAGAACTTTTCGGTCAAAGAAAGAGAGGATCCATGTACTTTTCACGGCCTGATCCCGAAGATTCTTCTTATGAGATCAGACCGATGGAATTTCGTGTCGTGAGCAAGTATAAAACTGATATATTCGGTTCTGAATTTACTTATGACAGGATGCTTTCTTACCCTGGTAACACCATTGCCGGAGATTGCGGTCTGCCGATCTTTATTGAAGATCGTGCCACTCGTGGCGAGAAGATTATAGGTTTTCACGTCGCAGGAAGCTCATGCGGCCAGTCCTTAGCTGTAAGTTTCGACGTTCAAGCACTGTATAACTCTTATATTAGAATGAGAGCCCAGTTGAATGTTGAATCTCTCAAAACAATGAGGAAGATTGGTGAAGTTCCAGCGCCTGTTGGTTTTCAAGGATCTACATCTCTTCGGAAGAGCCCACTTTATAACAAAGTGTGGGCTCCTCTTAAAGGACCTGCTGCCCTCATGCGCAGTCAGACAAAGGAAGATGTCAACCCTTTTGACAAAGCTGTCCTTGGGTACGATGTTCCTGAGGCCGTCTTTGAAGAAAAGCTGATTCAACCTTGTCTCGAAGCAGTCTTTGCTCTAATTGTGAACAACAGCCGGAGCAGGCCATTGAAAGTTATTTCATATGAAGAAGCTGTTTTAGGTGATCCAAACAACCCGTATATTAACGCAATTCCGCGTAGTACGAGTGCTGGTTATCCTTATAATGTTCAGAGAGTACCAGGATACCCTGGGAAAACACGTTTCTTTGGTAAAGATCAAGAATACAATCTAGATCGCGAAGAAGCTATTGAACTTAAAAAGAAAGTTTTCAAACAATTGGAGACTCTCAAAGGCGGTAGAGGCCATTTTCTCTACACTGATAATCTCAAAGATGAACTCAGGACTTTCGAAAAGATTGACTCAGGTTCGTCGAGGCTGTTTTCTGCTTGCCCAGTTGACTACTCTATTATCGTTGCGATGTATTTTAAAGATATATCTGCTTGGATGATGGAGAATCGAATGGGTACCGGAATTTGGCCAGGTATCAACCCTTACTCGGAATGGGGTGTTCTCGCTAAGAGGATGCTCTCTATTTCGAATAATCTCATGTCCGGAGACTTCTCTGCTTTTGATAAGAAACAGAGCAGTATAGTCGTTTCCAAGATGCTCCCTTTTATAAATCGTTTGTATGACGATGGACCTGAAAATGCTCAGATAAGAGAGAATCTTTGGATGAACATTTACAAATATAGACATATAGACGGAAGAGATATCCTTGAATGGAGTCACTCAAACCCGAGTGGTAAACCCTTGACAACTGTTGTGAACTGTATTTATAATATGTTCCTTCATGTATATGCTTGGGTTAAGGCTCACGATGGTGACATAACTTCACTCAAAGAATTCTCAAAGCATGTTAGCCTTAACGTATTTGGTGATGATAGTGCTCTTTCTGTCTCAGATGAGAAGAAGGACATTTATAATCAACAAGTGCTCAAGTCAATCTTCGCTGATTGCGGAATCGTCTACACAGATGAATCCAAGACCGGCGAGATAGTACCGTACCGAACTTTGGATGACATCACGTTTCTGAAACGTGGTTTCGTTTTTAGTCCCGAAATCGGTCGATATGTTGCTCCTTTATCCCTTGATAGCATTCATGAAATGGTCAATTGGTCGAAGAAAGGTTCTGATTATTACAACATAGCAATGACGAATGTCGATATTGCGCTCCACGAATTGTCACTCCATGGCAAAGAGGTTTATGAAAATGAATCTCGTCTCCTTATCCAGAAGTCTATTGAACTTTTAGGTTTTCAACCGAATCTTATCGGTTGGGAATCTTTATTCTTAGAAACTTGTGGGTATGGAAACAAATGGTAAGAAACTCTTGTACTGGATCTTGCTTAAAATCCACAAATATTTCGATTTAAAAGGACGAAAGTAGTGCCGTACAAGTTATAAGGCCTGGTGTATTTACATCGGAGATGGGCCGGGTAATCACCGATATCTCCCAATCGAATAGTGTCTATCCCATGGGTTTGGGACGACATGAACTACAAACCTGCTTCAACACAGAAAACGGACGCAACCGTTTCAAATGCAAACCAGGGTGTTTATACCACGACAGAAGTCATGGATGAATTACCTAACAATACCTTAGAACAAGAAGGTGGCGAGCTTGTCGTTATTTCCAAAATGGACACGCTCGATATCTCGAGTTCTTTAATTAGTGCTGGTGGCTCTGTCCACCAAACAATAGAGGACTTCTTCTCTCGCCCTGTCAAAATGACCTCTGGATCGTGGTCTATTACCAATGCTCCACATACTCAGTTGTTCACTTTTGATTTCCCTGAGGATATTTTCTCCAACACAATGTATAAGCAGAAGCTTGCTGGGTACCTCGGATTCAGAGGAACTCTTGTCGTCAAGCTTCAAGTTAATGCTACCCCACAGCATAGTGGTCAGATTATAATGGCCGCGTTACCTATGGGCCAGCTGGACGGTATGTACCCAGGTATGAGGTTCAGATCTCTCAAATCGATATCTCAATTACCCAATGTTCAGCTCGATGCAGCCTCACACTCAGAGGTTGTTCTTGAGGTCCCTTACGTTACACCCTTTACTCACTACAATTTAACAAACGGTGAAGGACCCATTTGTAAGTTGAGAGCCTACGTGCTCGCTCAACTATCAACCGGCTCTTCAACGACTTCTGTTGAATATACTCTCTGGGCGTCATTTAAAGATGTCGAGCTTGTTACTCCAACATACAACGCTCAGATGGGTGGTGTCCCTCGTGGGAAAACCTCCAAAAAGTCTAAGAATGTAACTGAAAAGGAAGAAGCCAATACTGGTCCTATCAGTTCAATCTTGGCCTTTGGTGCTACAGTTGCTTCTTCTCTTGCTGCTGTACCATCTTTGTCTGCTATTGCTGCACCTGCTAGTTGGGTGTTAGCTGCCGGTGCTGGATTAGCCAGTGCTTTCGGTTATAGCACTCCAATTGTGACCACCGCTCTCACGAG